ACAAATGCTTTCTTTTTGGTTTTAAAAGTTGTACTATCTTCAGTACTATTTGTTAATATATCACGTATTTTTAAGAATGTTGTTTCATCTTGAGTGACTAATACTTGTTCTATCACATTGGATGATAGCACCCCATAATAAGGGGCACTATCTAATCCAAAATGATTTAAAGCAGTAGTATCATATGATTGATAAACTGATTTATTTGCCATTTTATTTCATTGTCATTTTGATGATATCTGGATTCATCATCATTTTGTTAAACTTCTGTTTGTTACCATTGAAGATTGTACGTACAATTAAATACTTAAGATCATTAGTAAAATAGTCTTTAGTACAAAGAGATATCAATCTATCAGTAACTTTTTGGTTTACAGTATTCTCTTTACTGTAAACAACTGAGTAGTTAGCTAACCTTGTTGCTAATGTAGCAGCAATGTCTGCGCGGTATGTATCATCTTTTCCAATACAACCTCTTAACTCACCAAGGATATATGTTTCATTATCATGACCCAATAAATCTTTTGGTGTTACCAGTTTGTCCAGTTTGTTGTTAATAAATGTAGTAAACATAGAAGCAAAAGCATCTCCAACAGAACCTTCACCAATCATTTGAATTAATGATAGGTTTTCTTCAAATTTTTCAAAGCTAGATATAGCATTAAAGAATGTTGTAATAGATCTTGCATTTGTTTCTAAAGTAACTAACTCTGGATGTAACAACAAAAAGTTAATACATCTTGAATCAATACCTGCTTCTTCTGCCCATTGTGCCCATACATTAACATCAAACTTAAGGTTTGCTGTAACATATCTGGTCTTTTGTGCAGCATCTACTGAGTTTACCATATACTCACCGTTGTCTGGATTTGCTGTTAATATGATATGCCAATCTTTTGGTAAAGTCCAAGAGATGTAGGTTTGTCTATCTATTAACTCCATAACTGCTTGAATAAATCTTGTGTCAGCTCTATTCCAGTCATCCAGTAATAAGATACCCCCTTCTTTTTTATCAGCAATCCACTCTGGTGGGCAATAAGACATCCTGTTCTTACCTGTCATTTTGTATCCATTTTTTAGATACTCTTGAACTGCAAGTTCATCAACCCATAAACCAACTTTTTTGGTTACTGCTGTTTGGATATTAGCAAGGTCTGATGAGGCAGCTGATCTTTGTGCTGCGGTATAGGATAAATCATCTATTTTTGGTTCTGAAACTCTTGTTTCTTTATACATTTGAAATTGACGTACTGGAAATCCAACTAAGTCACCCAACTCTTCTATCTGTGCAAGGTTAACCTTAACAAAGTTTAAGTTGTTTTCTTTAGCTAGCTCAACAATGGTAGATGTTTTACCAATCCCTGATTCTCCTAATACTTCTACTGATACAGATTGTTTACCTTGTGCTTGTAAAAATCTATTGTTTGTAATAATGTGATTTACAAACCCTTTTAATTCTGTTACATTTAAATTTACTTGTGCCATGTTTTTTTTCTATTAATTTAATTTATAATTCTGCATCAAATGAACAAACTCCTGTTTCTTCTATGCTATCTAATATTTTTCTCCCTAGTACATAATCATAATATTCTGAATGTTGACTTTCTTGTAATTCAGGTAAGCCACCTTCTTTTATATATGCATAAAAAGATAACGGAGCATCATCTTGTGTTTTGTATAGATCAAAATATGTTTTTAATGCTGTTTTGTGTTCACCAAAAGCATCTTCAATATTTTTCAACTCTTTTTTTATACTTTCTAAATCATCTGTAGTAAAGTAATACTGTAAGAAATTTGGCGTTTGACCTGTTACACCAAATCTATCTGCAGCATCACTATTTTGAACAGCAAAAGCAAATTTGCCTTCTATGTCTCCTGAATAATATCTTCCCATAATTAGTTTAGTTTAATAACCTTACCAGGAAGTTCATCATTCATTTTAGAAATACTACTTAGTACCCATAAAGCATTGTTTGGACAATTTGCAGGAGCCCATGCTTCACCATCTGTCAAATATATCAGTGCTGTATAACACTTTTTATCATTATAGTGGTCAATTACAGGTTGGAAACTTGTTCCACCTCTACCATGTATAGCCCAATCTTTTTTTGGGTTAAACTCTTCTACAGTTCTAAGTGTTGTATCACACTGTGCAACAGTGATCTTATGACCAGTCTTAGTCATGTGACATAACTCATTGTAAAACTCTTTAAGCTCTTCTGTATTTACAGATCCAGATGTGTCAATACCAACAAGAATGTGATTTTTAAATTTAATCTTTAGTCCTGGGTTTTCAGCATATCTTTTATTGTATTTACGTCTCAGCTTTTTAGTATATACTACAGATGAGTTTCCAACAAATCTTCTCAAGTAGGCTTTCCAATCAAATTTGGCTGGCTCAATGTGAAATAACTTTGCAATCAATTCACTTAACTCACCAGGAACATTTCCTTGTTTCTTTTGAGTTTGTTCAGCAGCTTCTTTTAACTGATGGTCTATTTGTTTTTGAACAAGTTTTTTATCAGCTTCAGGTAACTCATCAAATTCTTTCCATGTGCTATGGCAATACTCTGATTCACCATCCATTTGATCCATTAATGAATCTAATGAAGGAGATGTTCCGTCTTCTTTGGCTTGTTCTAATAAATTGTAATAGACTTTTGTTCCTGCTTTTATAGGAAGATTTAATTCAGGAAAACTACTTAGTAATAATCCACCGTCTGGTAGCATGTTTGAACTAATATATTGATTAATCTCTAGATCTGCAGCTATATTAAATAACTTATGATCAGAATAAAGATCTCTCATTAGTAGATGCCCAAATGCTATGTGTAATAATTCATGCTTAATCAATCCAACTCTATGTAATTCACTTAGTTCAGTGAAGAAATTAGGGTTAATTGTTAACTGCATTCCAATTCCATGTTTACTTACACCTGCTGTAGGTATACGGTCACTGAATTGTTTATTTATACCAACTAAAAAAAGCCCATAAAAGGGCTCATCTAAAATTAAAGTTTTGGTGGTTCTTGCAACACCATCTTGTATATTTATCATTTTTCTGGAACTAATATTTTTAATAATATTTTTTTGTAAACAACATAGTCTCCAAACTGTTTTACTACAGAGTTAATGTTTTTACCAATCAATTCTTCAGATGTATAACTTTTATCAATAGCTTTTACAAAACGTTTTCTTTTATCAAACAACATTGATTTAGTAAATAATAAGTCTAAAACAGTTTTGTCATCAAAATTTAAATTTTTGTAGTTTTCTAAAGCTAATTCAAAGTCTTCATCTAGACCCATAAACATCTCACGTAATGAGAAAAACTCTTTAGCTGTTATTCTTGCCATCTGGTAAAATTTCTATAATTACTCCAGGGTTAAGTTTATCATATGTGTATTGTACAAATACAGGTAATATGCAATCAGCATTATCATCTTCAATCCAACCAAATGTAACCATATCATCTTGCACTGTCTGCGCGGGATTAATATAATCAAACTTGTGTTTACTGCCTCTGATAAATGTAAATTGAATACTTACGGGTTGTTGATGTTTGGCCAACTCAGCTTTAAACTCTTCTGCATACTGTGCATAATAATCTTTAGCTGTTTTTCTATAATTTACAACAGTTTTACTTGCTATAAAATACTTGCCGGTCCATCTTCTACCATTTTTACTACTTGGGACTGAGCCCGGTATGAACCATTTCATTTTTTTATCTGTTTAAAATTTCTTTAAGTAAAGGCTTTAATGTTTGATGTACAATATCAAAACCATGTTCACGCATAGAATCACTAATATCTTTAGACAAAGGTAATGCAAAGCCATCTAGATTATATAAGGTCTTATACTTATCAATTGCTAAACTACCTGCAGTATCATTGTCAAAGAATGTGATTACTTTTTTATACTTCTTTTTTAAGTGCTCAATAACATGGGGCTTAATTATTGTATTCTCACTGTCTGGTGCTAATACTTCAATGTTATAACCAATACTCCTAAGACATAAGGCATCTTTTAATGATGAACAAATTACTAAATAAGGTTGAGTGTATGTTAATTGATCAAAACCTTGAAGATATGATTTTACTTTATGGAATTTATGTTTACTTGATGGTTGATATATTTTATACAACTCATCATTTTTATCAAAATATCCATAAATAGAATGTCCCTCAATCTTTAGTTTCTTAACTTCACCTTCTTCTTCTTTAATTAAGTTGTAATACTCAATAGGTTTTACATTATATTCTTTCAATAGGTTTGATCCTATTCTAAAATTTAACCAATACCTGCCATCATTTTCAGTCCATTGTCTTTCATTAACAAAATCAACTTCCCATTTTGCTTGTACTTTAAAAGATATTTGTTGAATATCAGTTGTTTTAACATAAGTGTTATAATCTTCTACTATTTTTCTAACAGCATCTCTATATTCCAGGTCAAACATAAGTTTAACTAAGTCTATTTTGCTACCATTTTTACCAGTTGAAAAGTCCTTAAACTTATACATACCTATAGATTTATCTACATATATGCAAAAGCTAGGAGTTTTGTCATTAGGATTAAAGATTGATTTAATCTTTACATCTTGACCTGTTAAGGGTTCTGATAAGTTTAAATAATATTGAAACACCCAATAGCTTGGAACATCTGTTTCTTCTAATACTAAATTTTTTGTGTTAAACATATTAAGAATATAAATAAAAATGGGACTGACATATTTCAGCCAGTCCCATAATTAAATTAGTTACTATAAATCAAAATCATCACCAGAAGCAGCTGAACTAGGTTCAAACTGACTTGTTGTAGGTGAATTTTTCTTCTCTACTTTTCTTAAATGATTAGAGTTATTGCTATCAAAAATTAATAACTTAGAATTTTCAACATTCAATGCTTCAATTGGCACACCTTCTTTACTAATTTTAGGTAAGTAAAGGTCATTATTTATATAACCTTCAGTGTTTTCCCATTCACGGGCACCAAGACATACATTTACATATTCAGGACCTGATAGTAATGTACTACACTTTGCCATGAAATCTTCAATTGTATTAGCTTGAATAGCATCTAATCCAGCTCTTTTATCTAAAGCTTCAGCTAAGAATATCATTGCTTTTTGTACTTCAGTATCTCTACTAATTTCTTTACCACTAGGTAGTACAGAATCTTTATATGGATATGGTGAATATCTTACTCTACCTACCTGACCTTCATAACGTGGTCCATTAGGATTATTCATATCTTTCAAAAATCCTTGAAAATCTCCTGTTACTGGCTCTGATTCTACATGCAACATAATGTTGTATGCTTGTGCATCATAAGGTGTTTTATCAAAACTAATTGAATTGATTTTTACTTTGTGGTTTCCTGTTCCAATTACTGGTTTCTCTTTGCCTGAAGCGGCCGTCATTCCTTTAGTACTAAACATAATTACTTTTTTTTTAATTAATTGATTTGTTATTATTCTTCATATTTTTTAATGCAATCTTTTACATATTGCAGGTTGTTTGGGATGAAGCGTTCTTCAAACATACCTTGGGGTGATTTGCATGTGTTCTCTCCATTATTTTGAGTTTCAAAACCATAGATAAGTTCACCATCATCATTTTTACTTACTTTACCAAATAGAACAATAGAAAATAGGCCTTCCAAAGTTAAGGTATTATCAATCATTTTACCAATTGTTTTTGCCTTAATTTTTCTATTACCATTAATATCAGTTGCATCTTCTGAGTGAGTCAAAAAGAATACAGTTAGATCATCTCTCAAATCTTTAGGTAATTTAGCTACCTGAGCTAAGTTTGCTGCAATTTGAGTAAATTTCTCATAACCTTTTTCATTTGCTCTATCAAAATATTCAAAAGAACTCATATATTGCCAGTCATCTACAACTAAAGTCTTGATGTGTGGCATTTTTTCATTAACATGTAAGATAGCTTTAATCACTCCTGCTGCAGAAGATGATGATGCTAAGTTACCTTTTGGATTTTCTTTTGAAATTCCAGAATACATTCCTTTCCAACCTTTAAAAGGTAGAGGTTTGTTTGCAATGTTGATTACAAAAGTTTCATCAGGATTTAGATGTCTAATTGAGGTTGATTTGCCTGTACCTGAGTCAGCAATGATTAATACACTTTGTGCCATATTTATTATTTATTAAGGATACTATTTAATGTTAATTGAATTGATTTAAGTGTTTTATTAATATCAACCAAAGCTTCTACTAATCCAGGTGCTTCTTCTTTATCTGGATCTGGTAAATCAGGGTTACTAAAATCATAATTAAAATTTTGTTTTCTTCTAGTAATTACATCATTAATTACTTTTAATTTACTAACAGGAATCAAATAAGTTTCATAACCATTTGCACTCACTCTTTTTTCTAATTTATTCTCCCAGTCAGGATTATATTCTATTAAATATAATGTTCTTTTAGGATCTTCAGAATCTTGTTGAATACTTACAAATTCAGTGTAAATATCTTCATTTTTTTCTAACTCACTTTTAAAAAAACTAACATGTAACTCATCTTTTCCTGATGATCTATATGCGCATTTAGGAATGAACAATGCATTAGGTATTTCATTAGTTTGGAAATAC